TCGTGTTCATGATTGATATAAAGTGTATTTGTCTTCTTATCATAATCGCTAACGTAGACAACCGGAACCCCCTTAAGTCCTGTATTTCTAATTAGGCTTGTACGGACGCTTTTCCACCCTTCTTCATCAGAAATTTCAGAAATAGTATAATTATCTGTCGACTTCTGATAAGAGTAGCTGAATAAATTCAACTCTCTGCATAGATCTTCGGTTAAGTACTTTCGTATAAATGTCTCATCATTGTGGATTTCCCTTGCCACCCGACATTCATCAAACCCATATTCTTCCTCTATTGATTTGAACAGCATATACCCCAAATGATAAGGATTAACGCGACCAATTATGGGGCGTACCACTTGGTTATGTGTCTTCAGGAATGATAGGTGATATTTATCCGGAAGGTCCAGATCTTTCATTATTTTTTCATGAATAGTTACGGCCCAGCCCTCGTTCATAATCTTTGTTTGGGCCTGTGGCATAAAATATAAAGACCTTGTCTCTACCATTTCTATAAGATCCTGCTCCCAATCTTCTAAATCTCTAGCATTCTTTTTTATGAATCCCAGCAAATTATAGTCTTTCTGAACTAATCCGTTTTCTACGTTCAGTAGGCCGTTGGTGCGCATGAAAAGCTCTTCTTTTGCTTGCGCTTCGGTTTTTCTTTTAATTCCCGGAGTCCTTGGGAGTTGGTATTGTATAGAATGACATGCATCTAAAATTTCTTCAACTTTATCAATTCCTATATTTGGGTCCTCTATATAGGATTGTACTCTTTTTCCTGCGGCCTTAAATCTTGAAATTACATTTGTAGGATCAGTTTCTTTGAACATTCTATTATTTTTAAAGAAATCCGAATGACCCACACAATGGGCCATTGTTAACAAATGAGTGCTTGTCGGATTTTCAAGCATCAGATAGGCAATCGAGGGATTTGAATTGATGATCATTTCATAAGGGAGCCCCTCCATTCCTAGATTATATCTAGTGATCGTCCTTTCAAAGCTTTTTCCGAATGACCAATGTCGATAGTGGGTCGGGAGGCCAACGTAGGCCATTGCTCCAATCATCTCATGATAATTTAGAATTTCATATTCTATTGGGAACCAATCAAGATCGTATTTCTCTTTGGCAATTTTACAAATTTTATCATCCCAACCTTGAAGTTCCTTTATTGACCAATCTTTCACGGCTCTCCTCCAAATAATTTTCTAAACGATGGCCAAATATGGGCTGGCTTTGCAATTTTTATTTTTTTAAATTTTTCGTCGATGAGAACATTTAGCTTCATCCATAGCCTTGAAGCTTCGCTAGTATTGTAACTAAACGAGCGGTTTAAAATTCCAGTCAAATCAGCGGCCGATGTTGAAAAGGGGTCGATTTCTGCATAACAAATCATTTGATTAATTTCTTTAAGCTCTCTAAGGAGATCTATTACTTTGGGATTATCAAAGGAGAAATTGTCGCCGTCGCCCGAATAGAAAGTGTATATATTCCAGCTTGATGGGTGATATCTTTTCTTTATGATTTCCCTCTCCAATTCGAGGGCCGATGACATGATCGTGCCGCCCGTTGTTGCTTTTTTGAAAAAGTCATCTTCCGTTACTTCGCCAGCATCAGTAGAGTGGGAAATAAACACCACCTCTATATTATTATATTTATAGTTCAAAAATTGATAAAGCAAGAAGTAGAAGCTCCTGGCCATATATTTCTTATCCTTATTCATTGAGCCCGAGACATCCATTAAGAAGAAGATAACTGCGGAATTGTTTTCCTCGTGCTTAAGTTTCATATGTTTATATTTAAGATCATCCTTGTGGAATGGGAACCTATCTTCGCTGTCTTCAGAAATTGCACCCGATGCGATGGCCATCTTCTTGCGGCGGATTTTTCTTTTAATAGTTTCTTTCTTAGAGAGCCTAGATCTCATCCCCCGCTTCCTAAACCCGGACCTTTTTAATTTTTTGTGCTGTATGAATTTGAATTTTTTTCTTTCCAGATCTGGTAGTTCTAAATCCTGAAAGAGATATTCTGCTAACTCCTCCAGAGTGACTTCCACTTCGTAATATTCTTCTCCAGGGTCTTTGGATACCTTATCTCCAGGGGCCTTTCCTTTCTTCTGACCCTTTCTGACTACTTGACCCTTCTTGACGTTCTTGTCTCCTGCTGAGCTGACTTTTTTATTTTTGTCATTCGAGCCGTAAACTAATTGATATTCTTTGATTCCCTTTACTGGGATTTTTATCTTTTTCTTGCCACTTTGACCAATGATTGATTCATCTGCCACTACGTCCTTTATTCCTTCACGTAAGGCTTTATCAATTTTTTGCTTATGCCTCTTTCTATCAGCGGCGGAACGGTCTGCGATTGATTTGTGTTCTCTAAAAATACTCATACTAAAGTCAGGGCCTCCAAAATTACACGGGAGCCGGGTGGGATATCAAATGAACAAAACAGCTTCCCACTTTGAATATAAAATTCTCCCGTAACCGGGCTATTAGTTAAATTCTGCCTCATGCCGTCTAGATAGACGGCCGAGCGTGGTCGACTTACATTTCCCGACACGCCGAGAAAGTCGTTTAGGGAGCTTCCGGCAGATATTAAAACGGCTGAAAATTCTGTGTAGATTATTCTTGCTATTGACTGCCCGAACACATCTAATTTATCTTCCGGAGTACTTTCTAAAATTGCGGAGACAGTGTCCGAAGGTAGGACTTCGAGATCCAAAAGCCCCTTGCGGGTTCTAATACATGTTGCCTCTATTTGAAAAAGGTGATCTACTTGGCCAAATAACTGCCTACCCTCATTTAGGGTTGTGATCTCAAAAAAAGAAGAACCATATTGAACATAGTCGCCCTCTCGGACGTAAAGATCCTGGTCTTCGAACAATCGTCTCTCGTGGAATCTGACTGTAATTTTATTTGCTTTATCTAGTCCGAAATTTTCTGTCGTCGTTTGGATTCCGTCAAATTCCACCAAGGCGTACACTCTAACGGGGGGCAGAAAACTCTTTTCAATAGCCTCTCCATAAAGTGGGTGAAAATTTGTTCTTTCGATCGAAATAGGCAAATATGTTATCTGCTGGCCGACGACTCTCTCAAGAAGCTCATCGTTAACTTGTTTGACTAAATTTCTTTCGCGTTCTCCCAAGAATAGGGGAGGCGGAGGGTTTGATGGTCTAGTCCATTTATTTTCGTCATCATCGGCCATTTATTTAAAGTCCTTTTTGTCTCCGAGCATAACCCTCTCTCCAGTGAATCTAAATTCTGCTGCATTTTCCCTAACCGTTATCTTTGGCTGGTTGTCATTTCCGGCTGATCCGATCAAATATCCCAGAACTTTCAAATTGATTATGGTCTTAAAGCTTCTCTCCTCCTCTCCCAAGTTAGATAAATTATTTTCCAATGAGAAATCATTTTCTATAAATCCCTCAAACTTGTGGCCGTCGCGGGTCATGAAGAAGTTATTAATTTGTCCAGAATAGGTCATAAACGGAGTAAAAATTTCATTCATTTGTTGTTGATATTCAGTATTGACTGTTAATTTGTAGTTTGCCACGACATAAGTAGGTATTGGCATTGTTATGGTTTCGTAAACCACTTTTTTATTCTTAAATGGTTGGGTATTTTGTCTAAACCTCTTTCTAGAGGTCGCATTTGCGAAGTTTGACGTTTTTTCCTGCTGTATTCTTCTAGCAACAGTGATCGCGCCGCCTTTGGCGTCGTTTCGTCTGGGCATGTGGGCCCATGCCACACCCTTCATGCTCGGGTCCTTTATGAGGGAAGCTCTTTCAATGCTTATAGCCGGCAGTGTGAATACGCTGTCCTTGTTTCTTAAATCTTTATCATCCTTTGCTTGAAAGGCTCTTTCCGGCATTGACCAAATGAGCGGCACCTTTCTCCAACCCTCGTTGGTCGTGCAAAAAATATTTAAATCTTCATTTAGCCAATCAAAAAGAGCGAAATCTATAGTTTCGACCGTAGATGGCATCATAGTAATTTCTCTTAGCGGCTTTTTTCCTGTCGGAACTTTTTCATCCGGGTAATAGGGCCTGAAACCATCATATTGTTCTTTTTTGCTGCTCATTTATTTGTTCCTATCCCTGAAAAATTAAATTAGGGACGCGTTTTTGTATCGTATTGGCCGCCTCTGACTTTTCTGCGTCCTGCTTTACCATCTCTGCGTATGTAAGTTGATCCATGATTTCTTTCAACTCTGTCCGAAGCGCTTCCTGCTCGGACTGCGCTTGCGATAATAATGCGTCTGCATTTAAGTTGACAGATTCGCCAGGAATCGGTATCGACTGGAATTTTCCTCTGATTTGGCCTAGAGTCTCCTTCGAAAGCGCAAGTGCAAATCTTCGGATCCACTGCTTACCGATCGCATTAATATTTTCATACGGAATGTTATCAAACGGAATAGTATTTAAATTGTTTATTCCATCGACCCCGTCTTTGTAATCTGGGGGATTATCCCAACTGTTGGGTATCACCGAGAACTCAACCCACATATACCGGTATGTACTCAGAAGATCCGGTTGCGGGAAAATTCTTAATTTATTATTCTTTAATTCGAAAGAATAATGAGACAATCTTGTCCATAAATGATCTTCGAAGGCTTTGGCCTGAAGTTTGTTGTGCCAGGCGGGTATTAGCTCGAAGGATGAATCGTCTGTGTACTGGCCATAATAGTTCATGTTACCAACAACGTTCAGGCCTCCGAAATAGCCGAAAAACCTCCACATGGCGTTTGGTGTTTTGAAAAATACTTTTTTAACAATAACTCTTTTATCTTGGACAACGCCGTCAAATGCAACAGGATCGCCGTTGGGCCCTATGCCCGTTGCCGAAGAGCCAGAAATGATTGCTTGTAAATCATAATCTTGCTTTCCCTCTTCCAACTTAAAAGAAGCTGAATAAATCGGGATTGTTCCTCCCACGTTCGCTTCAAAAGAGAAGCCGTCTGATATTCTCCTTGCGTACTCAAACATCACGCGAGGGTATTTTAAGTTTACATTTTGTGGGCCAGTTATAACGTTTCCGTCCTGGTCAAAAGTTCCGGTTGCTTGACCGAGAACATCTGAAAGCATGTTTTTTGATTGGTGAAGATTCACCAAGTAACTGTATTCAAGGACTGCTTCTTCGTAATTAGCATAGACATTGCTGGCCTTCAATTCAATGTCTAATACATCCCCACCCAGTTTCTTATATGTATAGGCAACCTGATCTGCGGCGCCGGAAAGAAAAGCTGTTGAAGAATCATAAATTCCAAGTGGCAACGTTGCCGCAACGTTTGCGACGGTGCCTGTCGGTGGCAAAATTGATTTGCTCATCTGACTTTTGGGCGATAATGTAGGCAATGCCATATTTGGGGCCCTCCTGCTTTAATTAGTTTCTAAACAAACAAACCCCCCTCCGAAAAACGGAGAGGGGCAATTAATTGTGTTAAGTATCGTTTTTTAGACTAAGTCTTGAACGATAACGAGGCCGTACATATCCGGACGTACCATCTTCTTCGCATAGCGAGTCATGACGCCTTTACGAGGCACGAAGTCCTCTGTACCAAAGATGGTAGGAGTCATTTGGAGAGGCACATACGGTGCGTATACATATCCGCTTTCTAGGAAAGAGGAACCTTTACGACCTGCGAGAACAACGTTCCGTGGGAAGTAAGGATCGACGTAAACGTCAAACTTCTTGCTCAAAGAGCCGACTTTAACAGCGCCAACCTGACCACGATCATCGTCATGAGTCACGGAGCCTCTAAATCCAGCAGTGAACTCAAGGAGGTTTGCAACTTCAGGTGAACACACGATGAAGTTTGCGCCGCCCCTAAGGGTCTTGCGGTGGATCTGAGCCGAGACATCATTGATGGTCTCAATCAAGGTTTCGTACCATTCAGATACGTTGCCAGTGAAGTCTGGGAATATATTTGTACCAGCAGGATTGATAGCTCCACCTGTTTCGCGGTTAACGAACTTTCCTGGCAAACGAGACCAATGTAGGGTCGAAGCCGTTGAGCCTTTGATCAAATCTTCCAAGATTTCTTGGTCGATCTCAAGAGCGATGTGTTCAGAAAGAATTGAGGTCAATTCG